TTTTGCATATCAGTTCTGTTCCATTGCTTGCAGTTTTTGGTTATCCAAATGCAGATGAGATAACAACAGGCCCTAATGAGGCATTATCATTGCCACCTGAATCAAGGATGGAATATGTCAGCCCATCGGGTGACAGTTACGACAGTCAGTTCACAAGGCTCAAAGATATCGCAGACCAAATTAATACATTGTCATTAGCTGCGGTGCTGGGTCAAAAGCTAGTTGGTGAGTCAGCCGAGGCCAAGAGGATAGACCGTTCACAAAATGACAGCACAATGATGGTCATTGCCCAGCAGATGCAAGACCTGATTGATAACTGCCTTAAGTTTCATAGTGAATATCTTAACGAACCAAATGCTGGCAGTAGTTTTGTGAATAGAGACTTTGTAACCGCAAGACTAGAACCACAGGAGATCCAATCATTACTTGCATTATTTACTGCTGGCACTATCAGCCAGGAAACGTTACTTACACAGTTAAGCAGTGGTGAGATTCTTGGTGATGATTTCGATGTGGAGGAAGAAGTTGAGGCAACTCAAGCTGGTGGTTTGATCGAAATGGAAGCCCCAACTCAAACAGATGAATCATAATAAATGGCAGTTCCAGAGGCTTTCTATCGTGAAGCGATTGATCTGAACAGATACAGCAATAAGGTTCAGTTTCAAATTGCTAGTCAATTCAATGAAGTAATTTTAGATGTTCTTAGAAAGATAAGAGATCTTGAGGGTAACAGCCCAACTACAACTGCAAGGTTACGATCAATATTGGCACAAATGGTTGATAGTTTGAAAGGCTGGGAGAATGAAAGTGCAGCTTATATGATTGATGAACTGCAAAACTTGGCAGAGTTTCAAGTTGGTTTTGTTAAGGATCAATTGCAAAGGGTTTTACCAAAAGGAGAGTTTCAGGTAAATACTGTTGCTGTTTCTCCTGACTTTGCAAAATCTATTGTCACAAAAGATCCGACTGCCATGACTATTAGATTAAGAGACAAAGATGGTGTGTTTAGATCTGCTCAGTTTGCATTGACCGCAAAAAGAGGATCGGAGATATCGTTGCCAAACGGCAAAAATGTAAAGAAATCATTTAGAGGTATTGCTGAAGATTCCGCCTCAAGACTTTCAAAAGCAATCAGACTTGGTGTTTTAGAAGGCGAGTCTTTACCAAAAATTGTGAAAAGGTTAAAAGGGCCAAACCTTAGATTTAATGCCAAACCACAAAATGCAATCGCATTAAACTCTGCATTAAAAAATTCTGAGGGGATGCTTCTATCAAATAAACAAATCTCAACTGTAGTAAGAACAACTGTTAACCAGGTACAAAATGCAGCAAGTCAGGCGGTGTATGCAGCAAACAAAGATATAACAGGCAGATATCAATATGTCGCAACACTTGATGCAAGGACAAGTTCTATATGTCAAAGGCTAGATGGTCAGTTGTTTAGATATGATCAAGGCCCTGTTCCTCCACAACATTTCAACTGTAGGTCAACTACTGTTCCTGTTATTGATGATGATGATTTGGCAAGGGCTTTTCCAAATACAAGACCAAGTGCAACAGGTCGTGTTCCTCAAGACACAAATTATGCAAATTGGTTGAAAGATAATCCTGATGTACAAGACAAGGTATTGGGGAAAAAGAAAAGATATTTCAATTATTTGATGAGTCCTAAACGAGGAACAAAACAACTTAACGCCACAAATGCTCTAAAAAAAATTATCCGTGAGGATGGATCAGAGTTAACATTAAAAGAACTAGCTGCAAAATACAAAGATGCCAATTAGAAAAGGGAAGTCACAAAAAACAATCACAGGTAATATCAGAATGTTGATGAAAGAAGGCAAATCAAGATCCCAAGCAATTGCGATTGCATTATCGACAGCAGGCAAAAAGAAAACAGCTAAGAAACGTAAAAGGAAGTAATATATAAACAGCTACTTTTATTGTCATGCCTTCACACTATGGATCAATGAAGCCAAAGGGTAAAAAGAAAAAGAAAGGAGGTAAAAAATAATGGGATATACGTTTAAAGTCCAGACTTATGATGAGTCAAAGCCGAAGGCTGTAAAAGAAACAAAACCAGCAACTAAGAAAAAATCTAAAAAGTGACTAGAAAGTTTAGGCGAGTTGCAAAAGACAAAAAGACAGGTGTTCCCAAAAAATATCTGTCTGGAGCAAAGAACAAGGCAGCGAAAGCTGCTGAGATCAAGAGGACTGCCGAAGCCTACAGAAAAGGAGAGTTTATTGATATAAAGGCTGTATCTAAATCACGCACCAAACAAAATGTCTCAGGCAAAAAGAAGAAAACCACTAAGCGAAAGCGTAAAAGCTAGCCTTAAGAAAAAGGCAGAAGGCACTCGTTTTTTTTATGGTGAACTTGCAGAAGTTTATCGCAAGGGACAGGGCGCATATCTTGGTGCTGGATCTCGTAATGTGCCGATGGCAGCGTGGGCTATGGGTAGAGTTAATAGTTATATGAGAGGTGATAAAGCAAGAACAGCAGACGCTAAAATTTATTCAAAATATCAAAAGAAAAGATAATGGCTGCTCTAACAAAAAAACAAAAAGAAACATTGAAGGCTCATTCAGCGCATCACACCAAAAGGCACATGAATTACATGGTTAGAAAAATGCGTGAGGGTATGAGTTTTGCAAGAGCGCACAGAATGGCACAGGAGAAGATAGGGAAATGACAATTAAAAGAGGTGGTCATACTTTTCAAGGGGTTGATAAACCAATCAGAACTCCAGGACATTCAAGTGGTAAGTCTCATGCTGTGGTTATCAAACAAGGAGATGGATTTAGACTTATAAGATTTGGTATGCAGGGAGCAAAGACAAAACGACCTAGAAAAGGTGAAAGTGATGCTGATAAGGCAAAACGTAAGAGTTTTAAAGCAAGACACGCAAAAAATATTGCAAAAGGTAAGACAAGTGCAGCTTATTGGGCTGACAAAGTAAAGTGGAGTTAGTATATTAATAAATATTACGATTTTTTATGTCAGAAGAGCCTATCAAGCCAAACCCTTCTCCTGAACAATACGCAGCTTTACAGGAAGAACTACAAAAATTAAAAGCTAATAATGCAAAATTATTAGATCAGAATATAAAAGCAAAAGAAGCAGGCAAGGCTATCCCACCAGATGTTGATGTAAATGCTTTGATTGCTTATAAGCAGAAAAAAGAACAGGAAGAGCTTGAGGCACAGGGTAAATATGAGGAGGCAAGAGAAAAACTTGCATCTCAATATCGAGAAGCAGAAGAATCCAAAAACAAAAGGATTCAAGAGCTAGAACAAAGACAGAGAGAACTTGAAGTGGAAGCCCCTGCTGTCAGTGCATTAGCTGATGTGGTACATGATCCACAATATGTTTTATCAAGAATAAATCGAGATCAACTTGCAAGAGAAGCTGATGGCACTGTTGTAATCGTTGATGGTTATAACAGAACTCCTGTTAAAGATTGGGCGCAACAAAAAATGCCTCAATGGGTACAGAAAAACCCAAGACCACAGGGCGGTGGTGCTACAACAACTAAAGTAACTGCTGATGTTATTACAGGAGAATCTAACCCATTTGCCAAAGAATCTTTCAACTTAACTGAACAGGCCAGACTATATCGCACAGATATAAATAAATATAATATGCTCAAAAACGCAGTTAGCGGTTAATATAAAGTTAACTTGTTTGTATGAGTTAGGTGTTGTCACCGAAAAAGTAAAAATCATTAGTACATTTTTTAATGGCTACATTAAGAAGTGATTTAATTATCCCTGAGGTTTTTACACCCTATCTGATTGAAGAAACAACTCAAAGAGATGATTTCTTGCAGAGTGGGGTAGTGACACCTTTAGCAGAATTAAATCTATCCGCAGAAAGAGGCGGTGACTTTGTAAAGATTCCATTCTACAAAGCTAACTTATCTGGAGACTTTGAAGTCCTTACAGATTCATTATCATTAACACCTGGCAAGATCACAGCCGATAACCAAATCGCTGCTGTTCTTCATAGAGGTCGTGCATTTAGTTCAAGAGACTTGGCTGCATTAGCAGTTGGTGGTGGCCCAGATCCAATGGCTGCTATCGCTCAGAAGATGGCTGCTTATGTTAACAACCAGAAGCAGAAGGATTTATATTCTTGCTTAACTGGTGCATTTGGTTCTATCAACGCAAACGATAGCAACTCTGCTTTATTCGCTTTGACTATTGATTCAGAATCAGGTGACACTCCAACAACATTAAGTCCAAGACACGTTGCAAAAGCACAGTCTTTACTTGGTGATCAAGGTCAGAAGTTAACTGCTGTTGCAATGCACTCTAAGGTTTTTTATGACCTAGTAGAGCGTAATGCAATTGATCGCATTTATGACAACACTGGCGCACCTGATACAGCAGCTACAGGTGGTAGCACAACAAGAGCATTTGATGGCCCTTCAACTGTTAATACCTTTATGGGATTAAGAGTTATTGTTTCTGATGATGTTCCAACAACAGGATCTGGTTCTTCCACAGAGTATTCAACATTCTTCTTTACACAAGGAGCAGTTGTTACAGGTGAGCAAGCACCAATCAGAACACAAACAGATAGAGATATCCTTGCTTTAGAAGAAGCAATGGCTGTTGACCTTCACTACATCTACCATCCAGTAGGTTTGAAGTATGCAGTATCTACTGTTAACCCAACTCGTACCGTATTAGAGACAGTTGCCTCTTGGTCGAAAGTGTATGAGACAAAAAACATCGGAATTGTCCGTGCTACTAACGTAAGTAACCAAGATTAATCATGGCTTCTATTTTTGAAATTGGTGCTGGTAGTTTAATCGGCCCAACAGACGGTGGTACTGTAACTCAGGCTACTAACAAATCAACAGGTGTAACTCTTAATACTGAGAGTGGACAGATCACAATGAACAACGCTGCATTAGCTGATGCTGCTGAAGTATCTTTTACAGTTACTAACAGCAAAGTCGCTGCAACAGATGTTGTCGTTGCTTGTCATGGTTCTGCTGGAACTGCTGGTGCTTATATCGTAAGTGCTAACGGAATTGCTGCTGGATCATTCAAGATCACAGTTTCTAACGTATCAGGTGGATCTCTAAGTGAAGCTATCGTTATTAACTATGTTGCTCTAAAGGGTGCTTCAAGCTAATGGGAATGTACGCTTTTAGGCGTATGAGAGCGAGGAATGAGGCTGCTGTTAAGGCAGCTTCATTAACTCCAACTCTTGAAAAGCCAAAACCAAAACCAAAGCCCAAGAAGGTAAAACTAAATGGCGATAACTCTTGATGCAACTGTTGGTGGTGCTAACGCAAACACCTATATAACTCTTGCAGATGCAAACTCATTTATTGAGGGTTTAGTCCTCAGTGATGACGCTGCTGCTTGGGATGGTTCAAGCAACGACAATAAAAACCGTGCTTTGTTCACGGCTGCACAAAGAATTGATCGTGAAAAGTTTTTAGGGGCAAGGGTAGATGATACCCAGGCACTTGAATGGCCAAGATCAGGAGTAAGAAAACCTGACACTTACACCAATCTTTATGGCTTATCTTTTCCAAATAGATTAGTTGCTGATTATTACACTGATACTGAAATCCCAGATCGTGTAAAAAATGCACAAGTAATTTTGGCTGTATATCTTAACAACAATAGGAACGGGTTGGAGTTGAGTGGTTTAGAAGATTTTTCCAATGTTGTTATCGGAAGTTTAAATGTAACTCCAAGATTTTATGGGGCTGTTGGTATTGATCGAATCCCACCTATAGTTGATCATTACCTGATGGGTATTAGAATAGGTGGAAGAGCAAACTTACAAATCAAGAGGTCTTAACAATGGGCTACGGCTACCAATATCCAGCAGGGATAATCATTACAGATACAAATGCCCATACTGGCAGATTCGGTAAGGTGCATTGTTTATCAAATGCAGAGGTGACTTTAGTTGCTGAGAACTTAACAGAAAATGGTTCTGCAACAATTAATGGAATTGAAATGAAGTCGTCAACTGAAATCGAAGGTGTTATCACAAGTATTACTCTTGCAAGTGGTCAGGTCATTGCTTATTCATTATGAGTCTTGCTAACGCACTAAAAACAGCAGCTTCCAAAACTTTAAAAAAACTTGGAGGAGATGTAACGATTAGACGAGTAACGGCTGGTGCATATAACACAACAACTGGAGCGATCACAGAATCTACATCTGATACAACTGTTAAAGGTGCATTAAGTAATGTAAATAGATCTGAGGTAAATGATCTGATTGAATCCCAGGATAAAAGATTAATTATTGCATCAAAAGATATTAGTTTTGTTCCGACAACAAAAGACAGAGTTTTAATAACTAATGTTGAATTTAAAGTAATTCAAGTTATTACAAATGAACAAGATAATACTCCTATAAGTTTTGATCTTATCTTGAGGTAATTATGGCGAGAGAAATAAGGCTGGCTGGAATCGGTGATCACTTTGAGCAAAAAGTAATCAACACCGTTAGGAAAGCAACTTTAAAGGCAGAAAAAGATA